CCAGCGAGTGGGGTAGCCACGCAGTGCACGACACCTTCATACCTTAAATGGTATGAATACAAACCAAAGGAACTCTCGATGCCGTCGTCTCTTTCTCAAAGAAAACGCACTATAAAAGGTCCCCGATTTCATGGGCGTCTTTCAAAACGCTCTGAACCAGGTGGCCCTTATAATGTCACTTACTTTGATAGTAAGATCGACGGGATTCAGATTACTGAATCGGAAGGGCATGCTTTCCATGGTAAATATCATGGAGAGGATGAAGGGGGTGATTTTCTCACCCTGCGTTCTGAAGGTCGAGCTTCGACCGTCTCAACGCATCTGGAGTCTAAGGGGGAATTTTCCCATGGTATTTATGATGGGACTCTTTCTCCTGCGATTCCTTATGACCTTAGCAAACCCGTTTTCAGCATGCCTGCTTCCTTGTCTTTTGCATCAGATCTTGATGCTAAGGGAGCGGCAGCTGTTGCGGCTTGCAACCCATTGAATCCTGTTGCAAGTGCAGCGACCTTTCTCACAGAAGCTTTCCATGAGAGACTTCCGTCTCTCCCTGGAATTCGCCTCTGGGAGGGTCGAACTAAGGCTCTACTCGGTGCTGCGGATGAGTTCCTCAACGCCGAGTTCGGCTGGTTGCCTATGATTCGCGAAGTCCGCGAGATTGCGGGCGCCGTTCGTCTTGCTGGCCAGGTTATGGCTCAGTACCAGCGTGATGCTGGTAGGCTAGTTCGTAGGTCGTTTTACTTCCCCATCGAGGATAACACCACATCAAAAATCATCGCAACCGAAAGTGTCCCTATGTTTGGGGGCACTACCCAGTTTCCTGGGCACGGTATGGGTGGTCCTGGTGTGATGTCAACGGGTCGAGTTAGCGAAACTAAACAGACTCGCCGTAAAGTGTGGTTTAAAGGTGCATTCACTTATCCTGTTCCTGACCAGAGTGACGCCTGGTCAAGACTGATGAGTGCTGCATCTGGCTCAAATGCTGGTAATAAGGCATTTGGCACCTCACTTACCCCAGAGACTCTCTGGGAGCTCGCTCCGTGGAGTTGGGCCATCGATTGGTTCTCGAATGCTCAGGAGGTTGTTTCAAACCTTCAGGCATTCGAGCTCGCTGGTCTGGTTATGCCGTATGGTTATATTATGGATGAAACCATAAATAAAGTAACCTATACGTGGGAAGAAGATGCTCCAGTTCTTGGACATATTCCTCCCCTTGCAGTTACACCTATCGTCTTGGAAACTATCAAGAAGACAAGGAAGCAAGCTAACCCCTTTGGTTTTGGTATAGAACTGAGTGACTTGTCGGCCACTCAGCTTGCCATACTTGCAGCGCTTGGAATTACTCTGGCGCTGTAACAGTTTTGCACTGTTATCAAACACCCGAGTCGACATACGGCTCGTAGAAAAGGAGCACGCATGGCGTTTGCTGATCCACAGAAAGTCAAAATCAACGGGGTTGAATCATCTCTTCCTCGTGTTTCCACAGGGAAGAATGAATCTACCTACGAGAGTAATGACGGACTGATTACTCTTGAAGCCTCTTCCCAGTATGGGAAAAGGACTCGTAGAGTAATACGGATCAACGAGTCCAAGATCACTACCGATCCGTTTATTCCCGCACAGAACGTGAAAGTCGGGACTAGTTGTTATCTAGTCTTTGACATTCCGCCTGCCGGATATACGGTTGAAGAATTGAAGAAACTCTATGAAGGCTTCATTGAAGCCCTCGGAGCTTCTAGCAATAAACTCATTACCCAGCTTCTGGGTGGTGAGAGCTGAGAAAGACGGCGAAAGCCGTCCTCTTCGCTACGGCCTAACTTCTGAGGGCCGTTTTTTGCTAGTCATGCTTGCCATTTTGGTTTGCATGACTTCAACTCTCTTCATTGTGTTTCTGGGCTTTTTGATGGCTCAGATTCCCAATTGGTAGAGATCCTTCGTGCATCCGCTCTCTAATTCAATAGGATTGGATGACGATGCGCATACGTTATGCTAAGGAAAACTACCCCCATCAGGAGGTGTTTTGAAAAGCCTAACGTTGCTCTGGCAATACGTTGCGTTAGATTACGCAGCGCGGTGTCGTACTAGCGCCACCATGGACATTAAAACTGTCCAAGGTCGGACTAAACACGAGGGGCTATCGTTTCTAACGATAACCCTACCTACCTTTGGGAACGACTTCCAAAAAAGTCTGAACCAAGGGTTTGTGGACGACGTATCCTTCCGCTCTTTCTCTCGAAAGGGTGGTGGACAGAGTCTCCCCCGATTTCTCGGAGGTTTCTCTCGTCTTGTGTTTAATCCTAGTACAGGTGTTTTGTACGATGAGCCTGATATAGACGCAATTCTTGCCATTCGCCAGCTAACGCTGATGTTTGGTAAGATTTTGCTTCCTTGTAGTGATGCAAGGACAGCAAAAGCTATGTCAGACTATGTCGTTTGTGAGCAGGATGTTCGTCATTCCGACTCTATCCTTGAATCCTCAGATCTTGAGGATTTTCGGCGAGTTGGAATGGTGCTTTTTGGATCCTTGTTTGCCAAAATGGACTTCAATGTCTATAATGGTAACTTGGTTCCTAAGCACGGTCCAGGTGCTACAGCTGATAAACTTCGCGGAAACGCTAAGTTTAATCAGCGTACCTGGACGACTCGTTTGGATCGTATACTCCCTTTTGGGGAATATATCTTTCCTAGTTGGTCATATTATGACCAATTCGAGTCTGTCGACATCCTCGAGCCTGGGCAGGAGTTGCCTGTTAAGGTCATTCCTGTTCCTAAGACGCTAAAAACCCCTAGGATTATAGCAATAGAGCCTACTGCGATGCAATATGCACAGCAGTCTGTTCTTGAGCTTTTCCTGAATGAGTTGAAAGGATTTGACTCCCTTTCCTCTCTTCTCGGATTTGATGACCAAGAGCCTAACCAGCTCATGGCTCGTCAAGGTTCTCTAACTGGAGAACTCGCCACGCTCGATTTGAGTGAGGCATCCGATCGGGTTTCTAATCAGCATGTACGAGCTCTAACACATCATTTCCCTCATTTGCGTGAGGTTCTTGATGCTACTAGATCCCGGAAGGCTGATGTGCCTGGCCATGGCGTTATTCGCCTAGCCAAGTTCGCATCTATGGGCTCAGCTCTCTGCTTTCCAATTGAGGCGATGGTTTTTCTTACCCTCGTCTTTCTTGGAATTGAGAGAGAGCTCAAAACACCTGTTAGTGACGATATGATTTTGTCATACGTCAACAAGGTGCGCATCTATGGTGACGATATTATTGTCCCCGTAGACACAGTACATTCCGTTGTCGAAACACTGGAGCTTTTTGGAGCTAAAGTGAATTCGGGCAAGTCCTTCTGGATCGGAAGATTCAGGGAGTCTTGCGGTAAGGAGTACTATTCGGGCCATGACGTTTCTATTGTCAAGGTTCGTCGAATATTCCCTACACAACGGAGGCACGTCCAGGAGGTCATTTCACTTGTTTCCCTTCGCAACCAGTTCTATCGAGCTGGGTGCTGGGGTACTGTGAAATGGCTTGACTCGAAGATTTTCCGGATACTGAGATTTTATCCGGTTGTCGATGAGTCTTCACCTGTGCTAGGTAGGCACTCCTTTCTGGGTTATGATACTCAGAGGATGCATAGGACTCTACATTCCCCCCTTGTCAAGGGTTATGTAGTTTCCTCCCGCATTCCATCCGATCCATTGGATGGACCGGGAGCCTTGCTCAAGTTCTTCCTTAAGCGCGGCGGACAGCCATCCGTCGATAGGAGGCACTTGGAACGTGCTGGACGTCCCCATGCCGTCGACATCAAGCTGGGGTGGCACTCACCGTTTTAATATGGTGAGCAACGGCGAAAGCCGTCACAGGAGAGAGGCCTTGCCCTTGGACCCAATGTTTCATTTGGGGCCGAGGGTGTTGGTGTATCTCTTTTG